GCGCGGCCGAATTCCCGCATGGTTCGGATTTACACGACGAAGGGGTTTTGATGGGCTACTGGCGGAATCTGGTGCGGGCAGCGATTGCGCCGATCGCCAGGCGCGCTGCAGGTTTCGAGGCCGCGGCGTCGACGCGGCGCACGATCGGCTGGAGTGCCAGCACGGCCGGCATCAATGCGCTCATCACCGAGGGCGGCGATGCGCTGCGGGCGCGGTCGCGCGACATCGTCCGCCGCAACGCCTGGGCGGCCAACGCGATCGAGAGCTTCGTCGGCAATGCGATCGGAGCAGGCATCAAGCCGCAGTCGAAACACCCTGACCCGGCGGTGAAAAGGCGGCTGCAGGAGCTATGGCTGCGCTGGACCGACGAGGCCGACGCCGCCGGATTGACCGATTTCTACGGGCTGCAGGCCTTGGTCTGTCGCGCGATGATCGAGGGCGGCGAGTGTTTGGTCCGCCTGCGCGAACGCCGGCCAGACGATGGGCTGACAGTCCCGCTGCAGCTCCAGCTGCTCGAAGCCGAGCACCTGCCCACGACCAAGAATGAGAGTCTGCCCAACGGCAACGTCATCCGCGCCGGCATCGAGTTCGACAAGATCGGCCGCCGCGTGGCCTATCACCTCTATCGCGAGCATCCCGGCGAGAAGCCTCTGTTTTTCATGGCTGGCGATCTCGCGCGAGTGCCTGCCGACTCGGTCCTCCACATCTACAAGCCGCTTCGTCCTGGGCAGCACCGCGGCCAGCCCTGGCTCGCGCAGGTGCTGATGAAGCTCCATGAGCTCGACCAGTACGACGACGCGGAATTGGTCCGGAAGAAGGTAGCGGCTTTTCACGTTGGGTTCCTGATCGAAAACAATCCCGACGACCCAATTCTCGGCGCCAAGCCGGAAGCGGAAGACGGCGGCGCTCCTCTGGCCGGACTGGAGCCAGGAACGATGGTAAAACTGCGGCCCGGCGAGGATGTGAAGTTTTCCTCGCCATCCGACGTGGGAGGCATGTACACGGACTTCATGCGCGTGCAGTTGCGCGCCATCGCCGCAGGCCTCGGGATTACCTACGAGCAGCTCACGGGGGATCTGGAGCGCGTGAACTACTCCTCCATCCGGGCAGGCCTGCTCGAGTTCCGGCGCCGCTGCGAGCAGTTCCAGCACCAGGTCATGGTCTATCAGTTCTGCCGCCCGGTGTGGAAGGCGTGGATCGAAGCTGCTGCACTCGCAGGCGCGATTGACGCGCGCGACTATGCTCGGAGGCCCGAAGCTTACCTCGATGTTGAGTGGCGGCCGCCGTCCTGGGCCTGGGTTGATCCGCTCAAGGACATGTACGCCGAGGTCACGGCCGTGCGCGCGGGCTTCAAGCCGCGCAGCGCCGTCATCAACGAGATGGGCTACGACGAGGAGGAAGTGGACCGCCAGGTGGCGGCCGACAATGCGCGCGCCGACGAACTGGGCCTTGTTTACGACTCCGACCCGCGCAAGACCACAGCCTCGGGGCGTCCGGCCGACCGGCCCGCAGGCGAAACCGGCGACAACACAGCCGGCGATAACGCGATGTCGATGAAGGGAACGACCGTGGTTTTCCGTGATTTGCCTGAATTGGCGCTCCCGGTGAACGGTTCGCACCGTTTCAATGCGGAATGATTTCATGTCGCATCTCCACCATGTTGCCTCGCGCGTGTTCAACACGCCGCTGATGATCGAGTCGAAGAAGCTGGCGGCGATCCTGGCCGTGCTGGCTCCCCGATTGAATATCGAGCCGCCCGCGGTCGAAGCGGCGCTGCTTTCCGAGCAGCGTTCCCGCAAACCGTACGCTGTGACGGACGCCGGCATCGCCGTGATCGAAGTGTCGGGCACCCTGGTCAACCGCGCCTCTGGCATGGACGCGCAGTCGGGGCTCACCTCATACGAGCAGTTGGGGAACGAGATTCTCGATGCCGCCACCGACCCGCAGGTCCGGGGAATCTTGCTGCGCTTCGATAGCTACGGCGGCGAGGCCAACGGCGCCTGGGACGTGGCCGGTTTGATCGAGGAGGCCGCGCGCATGAAGCCTGTGTGGGCTTCGGTCGACGACTGGGCCTTGAGCGCCGGCTACCTGCTGGCCTCGGCGGCGGACCGCATCTGGGTCACCCGCACGGGCGGCGTCGGCTCGGTGGGCATCATCGCGATGCATGTGGACCAAAGCGGCTGGGACGCGGCGAACGGCCTGCGCTACACGACGATCTTCGCCGGCCAGCACAAGAACGACTTCAACCCGCATGAGCCGCTCTCCGACGGGGCCCGCGAGGTGCTCGTCGCAGAGATCAACCGGCTCTACGGAATGTTTGTCGATGCCGTGGCCCGCAGGCGCAATCTTAGCGCCGAGGCTGTCCGAGCCACGGAGGCCGGGGTCTTCTATGGCGAGGACGGCGTTGCGCAAGGCTTCGCCGACCGCGTGGGCACGTTCCGCGACGCGCTGGCCGCAATGACGGAGTCATTGTCCAAACCCAAGTTCACGAAAGGAGGCACACCAGTGTCTGAGTCAACCCAGGCGGCTGTCAATCCGCCCGTTCCCGATCTGGCCGCAATCGAGGCCGAGGCCCGTCGGAAGGGCTTCGCCGAGGCTGCCGAGATCGCCGCGCTATGCAAAATCGCAGGCAGGCCAGCGCTTGCGGGCGATTTCATCGCGCGCGGATTGTCCGTGCAGGATGTCCGCAACGAGTTGCTCGCAATGCGGGCCGAGGCGGACAAGGAGGAAATCATTTCGCATGTGCTGCCCGAAACCGGCGCGACGCCGGCGGCGGACATCGAAAGCAACCCGGTGGTCAAGGCCGTCAAGACCTTGATCAGCGCGAGAGGAGGAAAGTAACCGATGCCTGTTCAAGCCGAACCGAACTACCTCGGCGACTGGCTCAAGTTCGAGGAAGACAACAACTACAGCCGCGACAAGGTCACCGTGGCCAGCGGCCAGAATCTGGCGGCCGGCACCGTCGTTGGCGTTATCACCGCCAGCGGCAAGGTAACCCAGCTTGCGCCGGGCGCCAGCGACGGGTCGCAAAACGCGGCCGGCGTCTTGCTGAATGCCGTTGATGCAAGCACCGGCGACAAGCCGGGCGTGATCATCGCGCGTCATGCAGTCTGCTCGGACAAGGGGCTCGTGTGGCCGGCCTCGATCACCGGCCCGCAGAAGGCCACGGCAATCAGTCAACTCAAAGCCCTGGGCGTGCTTGTCCGGGAAGGAGCGTAAACGATGCTGAATCCGTTCAAGAATGATGCCTTCAACATGGTCGCGCTGACCGCGGCCATCAACAAGATCCCCAACAACTACGGCCGTCTTGAGCAGCTCAACCTCTTTCCGGCCGTCGGGGTCCGCACCCGTACCATCCTCATCGAAGAGATGAACGGAGTGCTCAACCTGCTGCCCACGCAGCCCGTCGGCGCGCCGGGCACCCTTGGCATCCAGGGCAAGCGGAAGGTGCGGTCCTTCGTGATCCCCCACATCCCGCACGATGACGTCGTGCTGCCGGAGGAAGTCCAAGGCATCCGCGCCTTCGGCTCGGAATCCGAGATGGAGGCCATCGCCACAGTCGTCGCCCAAAAGCTGGAGACCATGCGCAACAAGCATGCGATCACGCTGGAATGGCTCCGCATGGGTGCGCTGAAGGGCGTGATTCTCGACGCCGACGGCTCGACGCTGTACAACCTCTACACGGAGTTCGGCATCACGCCGAAGACGGTCAGTTTCGCGCTGACCAACAGCGGCACCGACGTGCTCGCGAAGGTCCTTGAAGTCAAGCGGCACATCGAGGACAACCTCAAGGGCGAATTCATGACCGGCGTCATGTGCCTGTGCTCGCCTTCGTTCTACGATGCGCTGACTGGCCACGCGAAGGTCAAGGAAGCCTTCATGTACTTCCAGCGCTCCCAGAACCTCGGCGGCGACTACCGCACGGGATTCACCTTCGGCGGCGTGACGTTCGAGGAATATCGCGGCCAGGCCACGGATGCCAATGGAGTGGTGCGGAAGTTCATCGAGGATGACGAAGCGCATTTCTTCCCGGTTGGCACAGCCAACACCTTCCGGACGTTCTTCGCGCCGGCCGACTTCAACGAGACGGCGAATACCATCGGGTTGCCGCTCTACGCGAAGCAGGAGCCGCGGAAATTCGACCGCGGCACGGACATCCACACGCAGTCGAATCCGCTGCCGATCTGTTTGCGGCCGGAGGTGCTGGTCAAAGGGACGAAGGCCTGAGCATGAGCCCCTGGCAAGCGGCTGTGAATGAGCTCAATGCCGCGGCGGTGGGGATCTTCGGGAAAGAGGTCCTCTACCTGCCAGAAACCGGAGGGCAGGTCTCTGTCCGCGCGGTATTGGAGGAGGCGCGCCAACCAGATGACACCACGCCTGGCGTCTGGGCCGTGCTCTTCGTGCGCGTGGCTGATCTGCCTGCTCCGCCAGTGGCCGGGGACGAGCTCGAAATCGACGGCGCGCGCTACAAGGTCGATGACATCGCGGCTGATTCCGAGGGTGGCGTCATCTTGCGCGCCAGGAGGCGCCAGTAATCATGGCAACTGTTCGCGTCTACCAGAAGCGGCAGCTGCGGCTGGATCTGCTGAGCTTCAAGCAGCGGCAGATGTATGAACTGGGCAACGTTGGGGTGGCGGCGGTCAAACAGCGCGTGGCCGCCGCCATTGGTCCGACAGACGCGCCGGCCAAGCCGCTCTCCAAGGGATACGCGATCTGGAAGACGAAGCAGGGAAGGGGTAATCGCAGGAATCTGACGTTTACCGGGGATATGCTCCGGAGTTTTGAGGTTCGAACAGTGAGCGAAAACCGGGTCAAGGCTACGGTCACCGGTCGCTCCTCCATCAAAACAATCCGCAACAGGCGCGGAACCCTCGTCGGGGTTCCAAACGTGGTGAAGGCCTTGGCGAACCAGAAAATCGAGCCGTGGATGGTCTTCTCGCCGAGGAATCGTGAAGCTGTTGCAAAGGCGGCGCAAAGGATGCTTGAGCAGATGAAACCGCGGCTCATCCTAGAGCGCGCGCTTGGCGGCAGACAACGATGATCAACGCAGCAGAGCTGATTGACAATCTGGTTGCCTTTCTCAGAGACATCCCGGACCTCGTGGCCGAGATGGAGGGCAACCCGGAGCGCATCTTCGCCTATCACCATCGGTACCCGAAGCAACGCAGCCTCGACGAGGCGAAGCATGGGATGCCGGCGCCGGGCATCATGGTGGCCCATCTTGGCCCCCGCCCTGGCTCTCTGGGCGGGGTCACGATGTGGCATCACCGGGTGTCGTTGTACCTCCGGACGCGGGAGACGTTCGAGGGCGATCCTCCCGGGGGCTACTACCGGCTCTGGCGGCTGATTTCCGACGGCATCGCAACATCGCACCAGCAACCACTGCTGTACGCGGCGATCCACCCGGCGTGCGAGCTGGTCGATCTGCCAGAATTCGCCTTTCAAAGCGATGCCGAGGGCCTGGATTACTGTGAGTGCGTATTGGAATTCCGGGAGAAATGACATGGCTGAAACGGTCAAATTGCGCTCGCCGGACGGCGAAGTGCGCGAAGTAGAGGCGACGGTCGAATCACTCAGCCCGCTGATGGCGAGCGGGTGGGTGCAGGTCGAGGAAGACGGAGGAGAGGATGCCGGCGAACATTCGTGAAACGAAAATCGGGTTCGGGTACAAGAAGCAGACCGACCTGCACACGGCCAACGCGGCGGCCGACATCTGGAGCCTGACGAAAACCAATGCCACACTTGCGAATATCTCGCTTGTCACGGAGGATGACGGGGCCGAGTTGGGCAAGGGGCACGAGTTCCCGACGCAAGTCTTCAAATCGCATTGGGACGTAAATGGCTCGCTCGAGAAATATGTGACCAGTGAGATCGCCGCCTGGGCGTTCGTGTTCGGTTTGGGGAATCGGGTCAAGAGCGGAACGGCGCCGGCGATCACGTATACCTGCGCTCCGCAGGATCCGGTTTCGGGCGGCATTGAGCTGCCGGCATTCTCGTTCATCGAGCAGATCCGGCCAGGCGCCAGCGCGGTGCTGGACCGCATGGCGGTGGGCTGCGTAGTTGAGGATTTCACGATTACCCTTGGCTCTGGTCCGGGCCGCGCCAACTCGCGTATCGCGATCAACTTCGTGGGTTGCGGCAAACTTGTGGAGCCGAGCGGCATCACTTTGCCTGCGCCGACAGCCGAGCACTTCTTGCCGGCCGCCAGCGCGCAGGTGACGATCAACGGGGTGAATTACGTCAGCAACCGCAACCTGGTGTCGCTCGAACTTGGCTTCAAGAACAATGTCAGGCCAGACTCGGGCTTCTATGTAGGCTCTGGCACCCAAGACGGCGCGGCCATCCGCGGGCGCATGGAATTCGGCGACCGCGCCGCTACCCTCAAGTTCGTTGCGCGCTTCGAGCAGGGTTCTACTGAGCTGGACAAGCTCAAGAATCAAACCACAGGCACAGCCGTGATCAGCCTGCAGGGCCAGCAAATCTCTGGCTCGGATTACCATTCACTGTCCGTGACCTTCCACAAGGTGGGCTTCAGTGCAACAGAGCTCGGCAACACCGACGGCATCGTGACCGTCGAGGTTCAATGCAAGCCGCTGTGGGACACCGCCAACGGCCTGTTGACGGCCGTCGCCAAGTGCAGCCAGGACAACATCGGGAGCTAGTTATGTTTGATGCCAGCAAGCCGATAACGATCAAGCTCAACACGCCCGAAGGCGTAAAGCCGGTTCGCGTGCGATTCCCGACGGACGACGAGTGGATCGAACGCCAAAAGAGGCGGAAGATCATTATCAAGCAACTGGGACGCGGCGTCTCGGAAACCACGATCCCCGACTCGGCAGAAGCCGACGCGGCGCTGCTCGCCAAGATTCGCTTGGCCGAAGAGGATGCGCCCGAAGTGGACGCCTTCGAGGCCAGCCGGATCATCGAGCAGTTGAGCCAGGCCGATGTCGACGACGTGGTTCAGATGGGCGACGGCTTCCGGGTGACGATGCGCGTCCTAGGCGGCACGGTGAGCCACGTGCTGCGCATTCCTTCGGCCAAGGACGTCTTCGAATACCGCCGCGGCTTCGCGCGCGTGCTCGACCTGCCCTACAACCGCCAGGAGTTGATCATCAACTTGGCGCCGGCGGCAGCGCTCTACAAAAAGCTGGTGGAGTCCACCGACGGCTATGCGGACGATGTGCCCATCGTCCACCAGGCGGCGGCCGTGAAAGCCGCCGTCGACGCGCTTGATGGCGCTTTCGCGGAACCCTCGGACCCAAACTGACATGCGGGGAGTGGCCCGAGCGGCCCTCCCTGCGCTTCCTGGTGCATTGGGCGCTGCGACGTGAGGAACTCTGCGACCCGCGCTTGTGTCCGGACGCGCCTGACGACGGAGGCCGGTGCGGAGACTGCCCATTGGACAAGCTCGACGCGGCCCAATCATCCGAGACTGGACAACTGCTGCGGCGCGTGCTGGATCTGCGCGCGGCGCTGAAATTGGGCTTCCGGATCGGCCTCGACGAGATCAGGGCCGACGAATTCGCGGCGCTGATGGTGGTGGAAGACGAACAGCAGCAGCTGGAGGCAGAGCAGGCACATGGCAGCCACGGCCCTCATGCTGACCACTGAGGACGTCCAGGTTCAGCCGCGCCGGCGGCGTGGCGGTGCGCGCGGCCCGAGCCGCGCATTGCAACTCGTACGAGAGCGGATGGATGCCGCGGACTGGCGCCCGCGCATCATTCGCTTGCGGGAGCCTGAGCCGGCCCAGCTGCCCTACGAGGAGTTCTGCCCGGGCGCATTCGCCGATGAGCACTGCACGCATTGCAGCGGATCCGGATTGCGAGTCAGTCGGGCCGGACTCAAGCAGGAGATCTGTGCATGCGTCTACCGCTGCATCGCTCGCCGGTGCACGCACGAGTATCTGCTGATCGAGCACATTCCCAAGCCGATCCCGGCGCGACGCAGGGCCGTGTTCTTCAGCATGCCCCGGCATGAGTGGGCAGCCGACTTCTGGATGCTGGTGCAACGCGAGCTGGCGCCCAAGGATCTCGACATCTGGTATGGCATGCGCGTGTTGCAGTTACCGTGGCGCGACGTAACCAGGCGTGCCCGGGTGGACCGCGGGACTCTGTTCCATGCGCTGTACCGGGCCGAGGCGATCATCGGCAAGGCCTGCCTCTGGCTGAAGCCTCACAGTCTCTGGCCCCCGAGGGTGTACTGTGGCTGACAACCGTCTCGAACTGGTCGTCGAAGTCGACACGCGCAGCGCCAACGCCAACATCAAGAGCGTGAAT